CTACTACTATCAGTATTACTACTAGGAAACAAATCAGAATTGTATACGTGGGTGATGGTCACATCTTCTTGACGATGGAACTTGGTGTGTATCCACTCAATGCGTTCAACGATAGTCTCAGGGTCTTTAGGTGTCTCTAGATGACCTTCAGGTGTCGCCCAGTGCATCTCCAAATTGACTTTGGTGTTATTTCGCCAACAATAATTATGACATACTTGGAGTGCGAGCATACAGTCTCCCATACCCCAAGTACCACGCCATCGGACTCGTTCCATTTCTACTTCTTATTGGTAAATGCTTGTCCACCAAAGAATGCAGCAACAATAGCGGCAACTGATACAAAGTATGTCGCAGCCATATCACCTAGAATTTTGGATGCAGTGTCTAGTCCAATCCAGACCGCAAGGACAACCGCAAAAGGATATAACAACATACCCCATAATGCAAACCATGCCATACTACGTTGTGCATCACGCATAGCGTCTGCATCGTCTAGTTCTTTGCGTTTGAACTCTAAGTACATTGCTTGTTCTTGATCAGAGACTTTTCCGTCTCCATTAGAATCAGCGGGATGATGACCCGCTTGTTTTAGTTCTTCGTCCATTAAAAAAATACCCTATGAAATTATTAGTTTACATAGGGTATATAGGGGGGATATAGGAGGGGATTAACCTTCTAGATATTCGTAAACATCTTTCCAGTTTTTCATTAGGGGAAACTCTTCGTTGTCCATGTTGTAACCATGTTCCATCACAAGACTCTCTAGACCGAATCTCTTACCAACCTCTGCGTTCTCTACTTTATCTTCAACCCAGACGTAACCAGTACCTTCGTACTGTGCAAGAACTTCATCCTTGTCAGCACCAGTATCAAGATAGATGAACTTGACAAACGCAGTGTCACCGAACAACTTCTGAATGTTCATTGTTCGTAACTTCTGTGCGTTCTCGTCTTTACTCATAGAGGTGATTAGGTGGAACACATAACCATGTTCTTCGTGCAGTTTCTTAACGTACTGCATTGCATCTCTGTGTGGAGGCACGAAACCCATGTGGGCAGACTCGTTGAATATTCTGACTAGTTTCTTAGATTCGGTACGAGGTATGTTGTAGATTTTATCTATGTCGTACTCAAGTGGTTTCACTGGTGTGTAACCTTGTTCGGTCATCCAGACGTTGAAGGCATAACCCCAGTTTAGTAGGACACCATCCGCATCTGTCAATATTACTTTTTTGTGATCTTTGATCAACTCTTACTCCTCATTCTCAATACAAGTATTATACTACACTCAACATACTTTGTCAAGGTTTTAAGTACTTAAACTTACCCTTTTTATAATCATCCATCATAATAACCTTATTACCACCCCCAGTATAATGGAGGAAGTTCCTCTCATAACCTTGATCATCTTTCCAGTGTGTTGGTGTGTCATTCCAAGTTTGATCAACAGTCTCCCATTTAAGACCGTGTTTCATTATCTGTCCAGAGATGAATGGTTGGTCATTGTTAACCCAGTTAGGGTCTCCGTGTCTGTCACCATCTTCCATCCAAGTATACCAGTCATCGAACTTTTCTCTTGCTTTGAGTCGTGCCTCTTTAGTCCATACCAGAACACCAGTATTGAATGTGGCGACACACGAAGGTCGGAGTGATTCTGGAGTGGGTACTGCTGGAACGCCCAATCTTTCATGTTTGTCTAATAATATTTTTTTCTTTTTCGGGTTAAAGTCCCAAGAGTTGTAACCGCCACCCTTATCATTAAATTTTATCTCGGATTCAAGTACACCATAGACTTCCGCATCTGACACATCAAAAATATTCTCTTCGGTATTACAGATAATGTCAGAATCAATAAAGGCTATCTTATCGTATTTTTCATAGATTGGGTCATATATGATTCTTAGACACTCAAAGAGTAAGACCGTAGAACCAGTCTTACCCTTGGTGAATACTTGTTTTTTAGAATATTGGTGGTGACAACCAATCTTATCAGCATAGATTCCGAACGATTTCGCAGACATATCACCTGTCATACGATACAATTCAGAACGAGTACCTTGAGGATATTCGGGAACAGGGGGTCTCTTCTCGGTCTCCTCGTTGGTAATCATATACTGATAGATCAGATTCATTCAGGCAAACCTGTCGAATATTGAACCTTACCATCTACTCGTTGTGCAGTAAGAGTACTTCTGCGGTTCTCTGCTTTATTGTTGTAGGATACATGAATCCATCCAGACGTTGGGTCACCCTCTTCATAGAACTCTGAGATGAGTTGGTCATAGTCCAGAAAGTCTCGAATCCACTGTGCAACAACAAGGTTATCTGCACCATCACATTCAAAGTCAACTGCTTGACCTTTACAGTGTTGTGACTTGGTAGAACCACCGATCGCTTTGTTTAGTTCGGGGCCACGGTAACCAGAACTGATTCGTGTAATACCGAATCTTTCTCGTACTGGTTGTACCACTCGTTCGAACAACAACTTTGCGTTCTCTAGATGTTCGTCTTCAGGTGTGTTATCGATACCCAAACGAGTCGCAGTCATAGACTTCGAGAACTCTTTGAGTGTAAAGTTTTTACTTAGTTTCATTTGATTTTTCCTCGTTCAACCATTTCCTTTGTCATTATATAGTCTCTTACAAAGTCAGACCTTACGATGTCTGCCCATCCATACTCAACAGTTGTGAAATTATTCATGACTTCCATGATGTTCATAAAGTCAAGAATCCCTTTTTTGTCTGAACCCGACTTTAGGTCAGACTGATAGTAATCACCAGAGAAGATAATACGACTATTCTTACCCACCCTTGTGATGATAGAATCTAATTCGTGGAAGGTAAGATTTTGCATCTCATCCACAAGTACAATACAGTTATCCAGAGTCGTACCACGTATAAACGATGTCGATACAAACTCAACGATTCCCTGTTGTTCTAGGTTCTCGTATGCCATCTTCTCGTTGAAGAGTTCGGTACAGATCGAACGATAGGGAGCAGTATATGCATCAACCTTCTCTTCGACACTGCCTGGCAGATAACCCATTTCTCTTGTCGGGACTACACTCCTTACAATAACAAGTTTGTTCTGTTCATAAGATTTGTCAAGAACCTTTTCCAACGCAAGATACATTCCCACAAAGGTTTTACCAGTGCCAGCAGAACCACAAAGAACGAGATGGTCTCCTTCCTTGAACGCTTCGTATGCTAGTTTTTGATTTTCGGTTATGGGGTCGTAGGTTAACAAATGGTCTATCTTGAGACGTTTCATAGTCATGTTTTAATATTCGCCTTTGAGTCAGAACCTTTCTTTATACTACCTAGTAAGTTCTTCCAATCAGAACTTGTTTTGTTGATGACATTACCAGTCGTACTAACTAATGCAGGCGCACCGATCTGTTGAGACCAATCAGTTCCCAGTTCTTTCAACTTCTCTTGAAGTGAATCATAGGAACACATCACTGTCTGTGTGTCCTCGGTCTTTCTATTTACAATTGTGTACATTGGCATAATTAATTTTCCTAAATTATGAAAACCTAAAATGTGTGACTTCGTTATCAGTGAAACTTTTTTTTGTCTTTGAGTTTCTTTCAGTTGTCGCACACTTATAGCTATACGATTCAATTCTTGACATTATACCCATATCTAAGAATGTTTTACATACTCTATTGACTTGGTTTGTATTAGTATCATCTACAAAAATGTCTTTGACTCCCAACCACTTTGACATTGCAATATCATTGAGAACCGATAATGCATCGTGGCCACCATCAATGAAAACAGCATCAACCTTTGGTTGTTCGTATTCTCCCGATTTGAGTCTATCAAAATATACACGACTATGACATCCAATAAAGTCGAATCTGTCCCCGAATCTACTTTTCAAAGTATTAGCAGCGACCTGTGTATAACTGTGTCTATTAACATCCAGAGAGGTAATCTTCAAGTCTGGAAAAAGTTCTAATTGTATTGCAGAACTATGCCCTGCATTGAGACCTATCTCAAATAAGTGTTGGTATTTATAGGAATTGCGTATTTGTTTCCAGAGGTTGATGACCGCTTCTGTCGGGGGCATATGCCCTTCACGTATCTCTTTTGGTAGGTAATCAAGTTTCATAATATTTTTATCCTTGAGTGACGAAAGGGGTGACTAGCACCCCCTCCGAGATACAGACCACCTACCTTATGCTAGAATTTGAGTTGAATTTTCGTACTCTGCAATAGTTTGATTTAAGAATGTCTTTTTCTTCGATAACTTGTGTGCGAGGTTGTCTCTTCCCTTCTTTTTGAGACGGTGGATATAGTTATCAAGTTCTCGACTATCATTCTTTAATCTCTCTATTTGGTTTCTTGGCATTAAACGCACTCCTGCTGTTAGTTGAAAGAAACATAACGAAAATCTAAGATAGTAGGGTCGGGAATGCCTCCTCTACTATTTTCTTAGTCAAACCTTTGACTGGAGACTTCTTGTCTTTCATACTTAGGACAATCAAGGCGTCCTCGGCATGGACACTCTCCAATAACTGAATAAATTTGGTCTCAACCCTCAGTTGTCCTAACTGTTGACTTCTTGCACCTTCGACAAAATTACCGAACTCACGGTGAAGTTTCCTCAGAGATGAGGGGACACTTTCGGATTTATTGGGGGTGTAGGGAGGTTTTCCTTCGGGTAAACAGAACTTGAGACGGTCATCGAATATTCCTCGGATGACATCTTGGACAGCAGGAACTTGGTTCCCCTGTTCTTTCAGGAAAGATATCTTGTCTTTCCTTGTTTTAAGTTTAGTAAAATCTTCGAAGATTTCGAATACTTCTCTTTCCATAATGGACTTTCCTCTATAATATTATATATACAAATTAATTATTTGAATCGTGATATTGGTCAAATTCTTCTAACATCGATTCATATTCTGTGACCATATATGACGAGGATGCGACCCTCTCAAAATCGCCACGGAGGAGCGCATCAGCAAGTTCATCTTCAGTCTTTGTCAACAAATTTACTATTCGTTGTCGATTTTCCTTGATCTCTTTATCTATACTCAATTTATATCCTATGCAGCCAGTTTAATGTCAATGTAGTGCGAACGGTGGAAGTAGTCAGTCATGGCATCATCTTCACAGAAGAAATCTTCACCTTCCATTGCAGACTTCAACTCAGTCAAGAAAGCAACACCTTTCTTACCATAGTTCTCTTCAATCCAGTACTCGTTGACGTTGTGATCCCACTTGCGGTATTCTTCCATAACCACAACAGGGTCAAACTTGTAGTTTTCAAACTCTCGTCTCGCAACTTTCTCAGGAGACATTTGGACATCAATGTACTCTTCCATGATGTCATCTGCATTCTTTACTTTGGCAACCAAAGTACTGTGATGTTTAATACTCAAAGATATCTTAACATTATATTTCTTTGCAACTTCTTTGATTTTTACTGAAAGTTTTTTCTTGTCTTCTTGCGATACATACGCCATAATTTAATCTCTCTCTCTTCTCATTCTCAATACAAGTATTATAACAAACTAGGCAACGTTTGTCAACAGCTTTCTTCAATTAATTACAAGTTTTTTGCAGAGAATCTTGGATACAATCGGAACGGTGCCCGTTCTTCAAGAGTCTCTGAAAAGATCAATGGTTCGGGAAGCGAACGTTCATCTAACGCATTGAAGAACAATGCCATGTCAACGTCTTCTTCTAACCAGATATACTCTTCGTTGAAGAACGAGTACTCCGAGATCTTGTTGGTGAAGTTTAGTTTCTCAGCCAAACGGACTGGAACTTTCAGGTAACTGTGTGATGGGTCAGAAACATACGTCACAGCATTTTGGGGATTAGTTGCAAAACTCATTTTGACACCTCAGCAATTAATTTCATCATATGATAATCTTTCAAAAGAATGTCTCTAACACGTTCACGGTCAAGAGAATCTGCCGCCCACTCGAAGTGAGTCTTAACACTAGAAACAAGTTTTAAGTATTGCATGATTGCTTTCTCGACTTTCGCAACAGTAAGGTCTGCGATAGGATAAAGTTTTGAATCATACGCATAAAAGGATAGAACATAGTTGCGGAACTCAACTAGTTGGGGATGACGCTTACTAACACTATCAAAATTCATCATATTTTCTCTCTCTCTTTTCTCATTCTCAATACAAGTATTATACACCCTGTGGCATCTTTTGTCAACACTTTTTTTCAAAATAAGCGAAAATATATTACTTTTTTATGTGTTTTGAATGTATCTTACACCCGATAAACTCGTTGTAATACTCGTCACTCAAGAGAACGTCATATTCGAATTGTAGTTTTGCCTCGTAATAGGAACACTCACCTTTTGTACGGCATAGTCTTAGAATGGTTCTCTCGAACGCCTGGCCCCCTTCTACGAGGGTTTTTACCTGTTCCGAGGAACCATAGTACTTCATCCAGTCTGACTGGACTCTTGTTCGTTTACGTCTTTTTCTTGTTTTTGTTACAGGGAGTATCTTGGGTTTCCAGAAGAATTTCTTACCAATATACTTTTTACCAGTACTTAACTCAGTCAAACAGTAGACGAATCCTTGATAGTCTTCTAAAAAGGATTCGTCTGGTTCGAACTGTTTGTCTTCATATATCCACATAAGGGTATATATGTGTTGTTTATATTGTTATCCCACACATAGGACAGTATTGGGGTTCTTCTTCGCTGTTAAGGACTGTTACTTCGGTTTCTGTTTCACATAGATGACATTCTAAAGTATAGGTTATGGCATCTTCTTCCACTATGCTGCACACCCTTGTCCATCAAGTCCACAGACTTGGGGTTCGTCTTCTTCGTCCCAACCCCAGTCACCTTCCATTCCGTTTACAGAATATTCGGTTACTCGCTTCTCAAAGAAGTTATCGTGTGAAGCACCATTCAGTACCCAGTCTAACCAAGGTAGTGGATTGTCCTTAACACCGAACTTAGGTTTCATACCTAGTTGTAGTAGTCTACGATCTGCGATATGTCGGATGTATTGTTTCACATCTGCCTCTGATAGACCTTCGATGTCTCCAGACTTATACGCAAGTTTGATGAATCGATCTTCTAACTTAACAGCGTTCTTTGCCATCTCGTAGATTTTGGACTTTAACTCATCGTTTACGATACGTGGATGTTCCTCACAGAACTCACGGAACAACTTAGAGTTGCCCTGTACGTGCATGGTCTCATCTCGGATTGACCACTCAACGATTGTTCCCATACCTTTCATCTTACCGAAACGTTGGAAGTTCAACAGCATTACGAATGATGCGAATAATGACATACCTTCGTTGAATACAGATTGTGCCAGTACAAGTGCGAGTCCAGTATGAGAATGAATGTCACCCTCTTTCATGAAGTCGATCTTGTCTGCCATCTCTTTATATTCCATAAAGGCCGAATGTTCTTCGTCAGGTAAACCTAGAGTGTCGTTCAACAATGCATAGGCACGTTGGTGTACACCTTCTCGGTTTGCGAACGATGATAACATGTTACGGATCTCATTGTTCTTAAACTTCGGAATCAGT